AAAATGGTAGAAATAAAAGAAAATACAACAATAAAAAAAGCACCGGCTAAAAAAGCACCGGCTAAAAGAAATATTACACCAATTATAAATGATTTGAAGGATGATATAACAAGGGTAGAAATTAACCTAGACGAACAGAATGCGAGAGCTAATTCAGTAGAAATTGAAAATCAAGAGCGCATTAATAAAGTCGTTGACAATACCAAAATATTAGCCAAGAATCTAAAAGAACAAGAAAAGAGACTTAATTCAATAATGGACACTAACGAGGCATTAAAAAAGAAGCATAAGATAATAAAAGAAGATAATTTAGCAATCGTTGTGCCTCGTGATTATATACGGGACGTTGTGGAGTCTGTTGTGCTATCTGTTAATAATAAATTAATGGACTCAATAAATGAGGCTCAAGAAATTATTGATGTATTAGATAATAAAGAAGATATTGAAAAAAATCTTGAGGCTCTAAAAGATGTTGGAAAGTTAAAAGAAAAATTGGAGGACTTAGAATATCAAGTTGAGGAATTGCCCGATTCATATTATGTAGATGATGAGATAGCAAACCAAACATCTGAATTTGTTAATGAATATGATATAGACGATATCGTAGAAAAGCAACTTGAAAAACACGCAGAAAGTTTTTATTATGAAGACTTCAAACGTGTTGAGCAAATACTAGGCAATGAAATAAACGCACTAAAAGAAAAGCTTAACAAACCTAATATATTTAAAAGAATAGCTAAAGTAATTAAAAGTATGTTTAGTTATAACTTCAAATCTAAAGTTAGGTTTAAATTGTTTAGTAATAATAAATAATAAATAAGAGTTTAGATATAGTATAATACTTGTCTAACTAACACACAACAACACACTCAAACCTACCAATAAAAGCGCCTCACTTGATTAGTGGGGCGTTTCCTTTTCTTAAAAACTAATGAAAATTCAATTAATATTATAATTAATCAGATTTCAACCTAATTTCAACCCCATAGGGGGCATTTGGTGGGGTGTGTGTATATAAAAAAGAGTCACACACATTCTAATACTATTTTTCAACTTTTTATAACTTTAATTTTAACTTTATTTTGGGATTATTTTTAGGTTCTTATATCTTATATTATTATAATTACTCTTTTGGTGAATGTTGTGAAAGGATAGAGAGATATTACCCCTGTCATATAGACAAGTTCTCTAAATCCTTATCAGTATTACTCTTTCGGAGCCATGCTGCTTTGGATATGATTCAAACAAATAAATTCAAATCACGGACAATCATCAGTTTCGGGTTATTTCCCTAGAATCGGCCTCAATTGTCTTCGAGTTGGCCTGTAGCTGTGATTCACCCCTTATTGTAGCTACTTTTTTCAACATAAACGCAACAAGTATTAAACCAAACCATTTATGAGTACGGTAACTTAGTATAAATTTTTTTAAAAACAAAATTGGTATTATATTATTATATGGATTTTAAAGAAGTCAAAGGAAAAAAGCATTATTTGTATGATTCGGTTCAAGAGTTCCGCATTCATCATCCTGATGTTCAGTTGCACGAAAACTGGAGGTCGGCAGATGACGGTGATTGGGTATTGACTGATGATGATAATGTATGTCAAATCCTAAAATCTTACGCATTAAAGGTTAATATGTCCAAAAAGATTGTTAAATGCGTTAGAACAGTGCTTGGCACATTTAGAGTGGACAACTTAAATGCTAAATTATTAGGTGAAGACGGTATTGCAGAGAATATTTATACATTTTCAAGGACTTATAAAGCATTTAAAGAATATAAAAAGGCAGGACTTAAACCTAAAGAGTTTGTTTTTGCCAGATATGTGGCTGAGGGTATGGAAATTACACAGGCATACAAAAAAGTATTCAAGAAATCAAAGAGTAGTGAATACATTGCCAGCTCAGCCAAGCAATTAATGAAAAAAGAAGAGGTTCAAAAGATGGTTAAAGAAGAAATCAAGAAAGTTTTACAAGATGAGGGCATTACACCTAAATGGATTTTGGAAAAATATAAAGATTTAGTTGAAGTTGCACCTAAAGATTCAGATAAATTACGCTCATTGGAGTCATTGTCTAAGATTTCAGGGTTATTTGATACAGATAAAAAGCAAGAACAGCTTACAGTATGGTCAGGTTTTACTAATGAACAAATGGAGGCCCTAAAAAATGGCGGAAAAACAGAGCTCATTGCGCACAAAGAGAAAAAATCCTAAAGACCTTTGCCCTGTATGCGATAAAAACCTTTACTTGAACAGTGATTATACTAAAAAAATTGGTTTATTAAATTCAGAAAAAGAAGTAACTGGATGGATTTGTCCAACATGTAATAGTGAATTTGATTTAAATAATAATATTGTGTATATTTACGGGGAGAATTATGAACAAGGAGAAGCATAAATGGCAATAAAACCATTTACAGATTATTTAAATCAAGGAATGAATAATACTAATAAGGAAGCTGGGAATATCAATACACCTCCAAATCCGATTAACAATACTCCATTGAATAATAACCCTTTTGATGTTCCCATGTCTCCTGTTGAGCAGCCAAAACAACAATCTATGTTAGATAAAATGGTTATGAATAATAAAATTACAAGAAATTCCTTAAACACTAATCCAAATCAACCTGGATATGTGCAACCTCCTGGTTTTAATCCTCCTTCTCCAACTAATCCTAATTTAAAAGAAAATCTTATTGATTCAACAGAAGCAGTTCCTGGATATAATCCTTTTCAACCAGGGTTGGGTTTTGATAAACCTCAGCAATTAGATAAATCTATGAAAGGACTAGGTATTCAAACAGAACAACCATTTGGTCCTTTAAAACAATATCCAGATAAACCACTTTTAAAGCCTGATAATAATTTTCAATTAAAACCAAATCAAAATGTATTTAAACCAGGTGAAAAAGAAAGTTTTATGGATACATCTCAACAATTTATACAACCTAAGCCATTTTATGATATTGGTAAAGTATTAAAACCTACAGATAGTTTGAAACCTACAGATAGTTTAAAGCCTGATGATGGATTAGAAGAGTTTATTCCGCCAGGACCAGGTCCTATAGGTCAATTAGGTCCATTGCAAGAATTTTTACAAATGAATCCTTATTTAGATGCAAATAATGATGGCGAATTAAGTGTACAGGATTTAGCTGTTTTATCAGGAAATAATCAAATTAATTCTATGCAAGAATCAATTTTGCGAAATTTTCTTTTAGGAAATATAAATGCTAATGATTTGATGTCTTATGTAGGAGATTTTACTGAAATTGGACCAGAAGAAGGTGGAACAAACACTATTCCTGGAGACATTGTTATACCTGGTTTTAATCCTGATATATTTATAGAAGAAAGTGGAACTACTGTTGAAGATTTAATACAAGCAGGAACTACTGTAGAAGATTTAAATAATATGGCTTCTAATTTTAATTTCGATTTTAATAACAGTGGTGATTTAACCATAGGAGATTTAGCTACTTATATAAGCTTAGCTACACAATCAGGTGCTAATGTAAACCAAGATGTAATAAATTATTTGCAATATATACTATTTCAAACTGAAGTTCCTTCTGATTTTGGAGCAGCTCAATCTTTATCTGATTTTGCAGGTGGAGGAGGCATGGGTGGTCAATTGGCACGACAATTATATTACCCGTCAACAACTGGAGGTTTTGCATCAGCAGGTAGCGGAATTACAGGCGGTCAATCAAATTTACAAAGTTTATTAAGTCAATTAGGGGGATAAGATGCCAAGATTTGGAAAAACATCAAAAGCAAGATTAGCAACATGTCATGAAGATTTACAAGAAATATTTAACGAAGTAATTAAATACTTTGATTGTTCTGTAATATGTGGACATCGAGGAAAAGACGCTCAAGATAAAGCAGTTGCAAGTGGTAACTCAAAAGCTTCTTGGCCAACTGGTCGTCATAACGCATATCCATCAAACGCTGTGGATGTATGCCCATATCCAATTGACTGGGATGATAGAGAGCGAATGACCTATTTTGCTGGAATGGTAATGGGTATTGCTAAATCAAAAGGCATTGGCTTGAGATGGGGTGGAGATTGGAATCAAAACACTGACCTTGAAGATAATGGTTTTGATGATTTACCACATTTTGAATTAACTGATATATAGGAAATATTATGAACAAAGCAACAATAACAAATCTTTTAGAACAATTAGCAAATGTTAGTCGACAAGATTATCAAAAAAACCCTGTTTATGACCCAAGTATTATTCAATATATAACAAATCATCCTAATTATGTTCCTAACATTATGGGTAGAACATATAATTTAGATAAACGAATTCAAAAGGCTAATATTCCTGAAAACTTACCTCTTTCATCTTTAGACGCTCCTTTACTTCAAAATAGAAATTGGGGAAAATTTCCTGTATTAAAGTCAGGCAAATATCCATCTAAAGAAAAAGGCGATGCTATGTATCAAGCTATAGACGATGAAATAAATATTTTTGATATATTACAACAAAGAGATATTCTTCATTATTTGATAAACGCAATGAATGAATCTCAAAATATATTTGAAATTGGAAGAACAAGAAAAGGAGCTATGGCAGAAGATGCAAATATTATGGATGAATTTCTTGAGGAAACATCAATAATGTCTCAAATGATTAATGCTGCAATGAACCCATAGGTTAATAATGATTTACGAAACAGCTCAGCCAAATTTTTTAGAAAGTTTTGCAAAACCTGTTGTTAAACAAACTTTAGGGAATACTGAAGATTTTAATAATTTAGCAAGAGGTCTTGTAAATTTGATGGCTGACACTGAAAAGTCCCCTCCATTAATGATTAATAAAATCGACAGAATGCTCAAAGATGATTATAAATATAATCGAGAAGATGCAGATGCTTTAAGGCATTATTTAGGAATGCAAGCTTTAGCTCAAGAGTATGGTCCAAATGTTGCTGAATTTTTTGGACAATTTCATGATTTGAACTTTTTTTTAAACAATGAAAATGTGCAAGCAAAAGTTGACTTACAAAACAATCAAAAAGCATTAGAAGATTTTAAAGCAAATCAAATGTTAAAACAATACGATAAATCTATACTTGATAGCTTATTAAAAGAAATTACAATACCTCCTAAATTAGAAAGGTTTGAAAATTTTAAAGATGACTTTAAAAATATTATAGTAACAAATAATTAAATATGGCAAATCTTAATCTTAATGGTAATGTTTCAAAAAATGAAGAAACTTTACAATTAGCGTATTCAAACTTAATAACTTTCGGAAAATTATTTTCACCACAAGATTTTTTAGCTAGTGCAACACCTGATTTTCATATGGACGTTGGCAAGCTGTTGCTTGATAAAACAAAACAACAATTAGCGTTAGTATTGCCAAGAGACCATGCTAAGTCTACCTTAGCAGCCACCGCAATACTTCATAAATTTTTATTTGCAACCAAAGATAGGCCTGAGTTTATTGCATGGATAGGTGAGGCACAAGACCAGGCACGTGACAACCTTAACTGGATAGCTAATCATATATATTCTAATCCTGCAATACATTATTACTTTGGAGACCTTGAGGGTGATAAGTGGACTAAAGATGAATTTACTTTAAAAAATGGCTGCAGAATGATTGGTAAAGGTACATCGCAAAGACTTCGTGGTAAAAAACAATTATCAACAAGATATACAGGAATAATACTTGATGACTTTGAATCAGAGTTAAATACTAAAACACCTGACTCACGAAGGCAAATTAAAGAATGGGTTACTGCTGCAGTTTATCCAGCTATTGATTTTGATAAAAATGGTTTTTTATGGTGCAATGGTACTATTGTGCATTATGATAGCTTTCTTAATGGATTGGTAAAATCAAAACAAGAAGCAGATAAAACAGGCGAAGACTACACATGGTCTGTTTATACAAAAAAAGCTATTGAAAACGGTAACCCTATATGGCCTTCAAGATGGCCAATTAAAAAACTAGAAGAACGAAAACAATTTTATATAGATTCTGGAACTCCTGCCAAGTTTTATCAAGAGTATATGAATCAAGCAAAGTCACCAGAAGACCAAATATTTAGTGAGGAGGATATACAGGATGGTATTTATCAAGGCAATGCAAGATTTGATGAAGCGGCTGATTCATGGTATATACAATTTGCAGATGGTGGTAAAGAATATGTTAATATATATATTGGAGTTGACCCTGCTTCCACAGTTACTAGCAGGAGTGATTATTCTGTTATTATGGTTCTTGGTGTTACTGCCGAATTTGATTATTATGTTATTGACTATTGGCGCAAAAGAGTCTTGCCAATGGAATGTGCCGATGAGATATTTAAAATCGCTAAACAATACTCGCCAATACGAAGAATAAATATTGAAACAATTGCATATCAAGAAATGCTTAGAGATTATATAATGAAAAGAAGTAAAAAAGAAGGATTGTTTTTACCTGGAATTGAAAAAGGAATTAAGAATTACAATTCAAAAAAGAAGGATAGATTGTTTGAGGGGTTGCAACCAATGTTTAAGGCAGGAGCAGTTCATCTTAAAAAGCAACACCATGAGTTTATGGATGAATTAATGGATTTTCCTAAAGGTTCACATGATGACGTTATTGATGCGTTTTATCTTGCAACTCAATGGGCAAAAGGAAATGCAAAGGCTGCAGTTGTAAAAAAAGAAAAAGGAAATGACGGTGTTTGGACAAAACCTAAAAAAATGTATGATTGGATGACAGGCAGACGAATATAACACCGATTTGTTATATATGATTATTTATAACTATATTATACACTATGATTAAAGAAGATTTTAGGGCAAAAGAGATACGGGAAACATTTGACCGCTGGTCTAACGCCAGAGAAGATTGGGATGTCGCTGCCAGAGAAGA